ACATGTTCTCACTCGGCGTCTTCTCGGGGCTTCACCTACCCCGAGAGACCCAGCGCAACGGGGCTGCGGTCCGGCATGGGCGCGACCGGGTCGTTGTTCGGGTGGTTCGCCGCGCCGAGTGGCGTAGCGGTCTCGATGAACTCGGGCATGCGGAACCGGGGGTCGTCCGCGAGCAGGGCGGAGGCGGGCCGGAAGTCGTTCCACCCCGCGTGTGTGGGCTTCGCCCAGTCGATCGAAGAGTCGATGGGGACGTTGATGCTCTCCCGAAGCGTCTGGATCCCCTGGGGCGGCTTCTCGGCGCGGTACGGCGTGTATGCCCCGGCTCCGAAGACGCGGGCGTTCATCTGGGCGCGCTTGACCGTCTCATCCGAAGGCACAAAGCTCGTGCGGGTGGCCTCCACGGCGTCCTCGGGCGCGTTCACCGTGAGGTCGTACTTGTAGTCCGCCCGGCTCTCCTCGCTCGCCTCCTGCCGGGGGAGCACCAGGAGCTCGTTGCCGGCAGGGGCCTGGCCGGAGCCGAACTCGGGGTCCGCGCAGAGGGTCGTGTACGTCTGTGGCCGGGCGTCGTGGCCGAGCACGTTGAAGCCGGAGCCCCCGTGCACGGGCGCGCAGTCGTTCGTGATCCCCAGGGGCATTTCCGCGTCCGCGTCTGCTTTGGCCGCAGAAAAAAGCCAGCCCCTACGCGGTGCTGACCACGACGAGGGCATAGGAGGCGCCGTCCCCGACCCCCAGCACGGTCCGGATGCGCCCCACGAGGAAGCGGGCGGCGGTCGGGGTCGTGGACGCGACGACGCGCCCGTCCGCGCCGGCCGAGGCGTAGACGGCCTCGCCCGCGCGACACGTCCCCGGTATCAGGACCGGCACCTTGCCCGCGTACGCGACGACGACGCCCCCCAGCCCCGGGGAGGACCCGGCCAGCAGGCCCGGACTGGTCGATACGACCCCGAAGGTCCGCGCGGCGGCGAACACCGTCGTCACCAACCCCGTCTCGTCGAACCCGACGACAGTCCCCGGAGGGACGAAGGGGTCGGGGCACTCGGGGCTCAGGCGCTCCCACTCGGCAAAATCGCACCCCGGGACGGCGAACAGTTCGGCGCGCAGTTCTCCGTCCAGGACCAGGCGGGGGCCGCTCTCGGCGAGGCGACCCACTCCCACCGACCCGGTCTCGGCGTCGATGTGTAGGAGAGGGGCGCCATTCACGTCGCGGTACAGGAACGACGCGCTCGACGACTGACCGGTGTACGCGGGGGCAGGGGGGGGCGGCGGGCTGGCGGTGCCGCCACTGCCGTTCGCAGTGGCATCGGGGGGCGAGTAGGGCTCCTCGGACGGGTACGGCAGCCCGGCGGGGTCGGAGTCCGCGGTCGTGTTCTGGACCGAGACATTCACTCTGGTCGTGTAAAGGGAACTGTGGGGGACCCGGCCCGCCATGCCCCGCTGTGGTACCTCTCTCTCTACGCTACTTTAATTTTTCTACGCCGCCTCGGGCCGGGACTACTTCTGCTTGGCGGAGACGCATCAGGACGCATACCTCCGGCCCCCCATGCCCGAACGGATACGCAGCGAATTGAAAGAGCGCGCGGTCACAATCCAACGGCCAGCGGGGAGGGGAGTGGTCCCCTTGCTGGAGTGGTCGAGCATGAGCTGGATGGTGTCGATGCGGCTCATGTTGATGGAGCCCGTCGGCTTCCACGACTCGGGGTCCAGGGCTGCGGGAGTAGAAGAGCGTTTCGGCGTCGTTCGGAGCGGTCAGTCTGGGGTGCCGGCAGGGCCGCGAGGGTAGCCGGAGAAGACGTACGTGGAGGCGGGGGATCAAAGTGTACTCACCAAAGGGCATCGTGTGCACGATGTCGCGCTTCCCGTCCGCACCGGGCACGCGCGTGTGGAACTGACTGTTGAGAAGGGAGCGGAAGTAAAGAGCGTCCCGCCCCTCGCCGAACATGCGCTGCTGGTTAATCGACAGGTTCATCGAATCGATCGCCTCTGGCGCGTCGGGGTTCCCGACGACACCGCCCATCGTCCAGTCCCAGAAGCGGTACACGGGCGCGATGGAGGTGCGGTCGCGGTTCTCGTTGCTTGTCCAGTAGTGGTAGAGGGCCTTCACTGGGTGGTTCAGGAAGAGCTGCTTGGATTGAGTGGAGAGGTTCTCGAGGCTGAACTCCTGCGTCTGGTTCTCCGTCATGAGGTAGGTGTGTTCGTTCATCGCGAACTCCCTGCGCTCCGCGTCGTCGAGGAAGATGTAGCGGCCGATGAGAATCGGGGCCTCCAGCTTGGGCGGCGTGTAGGTGTAGGTTGACACCGCGTCGAGACTGTCATAGGCCGTGGCGTTCTTCACGCCCGTCTGGGTGAAGCGAGACACCGAGTCGAGGCTGCGCGTCGAGACGCGGACCTTGACGTCGTGATACTGCAACGCAATCATCGGGATGGCACAGCTTGCCGCGGCGGAGAACGAGAAGCTCAGGGGCACGTAGATGTGCATCGCCCCGTTGCCCGTGCACTTCTCCCCGGGGCGCCGGGCTCCGCCGTGGGCGGCGGGGTAGGTGTCCACGAAGCTGCGCCCCTGGGTGCGGCTGAGCCTGTCCCAGAAGTGGAGGAAATCGCCCGTCTGGGACTCGATCTCGTAGCCACCCACGGAGAGAGAGACCTTCTCGATGAGCGCGCGGCCGAGGTCCTCGGCCCACATGCTCTCCTTGAAGCCGTCCGAGTCGTACAGCACGATGTCGGTCGTGCCGTCCTCCCCGGGACCCTTGAGATAACCGCCGCCGTCGGCCAGCTGCACAGTGGGCGGCGTGATCCGGAAGTAGAGCATGAGCTGGGACACGAGATCCCCCGAGCGAGTCAGCGTGAAGGAAACGTCGTTCCCGAACCCCTCCACGCCGGAACTCTGCAGGATATCGATGTCCTCGAAGGCGAAGTTCGTGTGCCTCGGGTAGGAGGCCCGGAAGAACGTGACCTCCGGCTCGCTGATGAGGTCAACACTGCGTAGACAAAGCAGGGAAGGGGCAGGGGGGGGCGGTGGGCGGTGGGGCGCGGGCTCCAGGTGGGCATAGAAGAAGAGAAGGGGCGTGGGGGCTGCTCACTCCTGGGGGCCCTTGGCCCGGAGCTGCATGACGGGAGCACTCATGGTGGGTCGAGAGCGTTTCTACAACACCGACAGAAAAAAATTCGACGGGATCGATTCAACGCGGATCTCTCACGCCTTCTTGACGGATATCTGCTTCTTCGGCTTCCAATCCTGGTCATCGTCGTCCCCCCCGGCACCATCGTAGTGCTCGAAGTGGAATTGCCAATAGGCCGGCGAGCCAATGCGCCAGGGCTCGGTCCGTATCTTTGCCTTGTAATAGAACACACAGTCCTGCCAGTCGTTCGATTTGATGCGGTTGTTGATGACCAGACACTCGAAGTCAGCCGTGCATGCACTGAGCACCTGCTCGAAGTGGCTGAACTCGGGCAGCAGGCCAAAGAAGTTCTTGTGGAGTCGGATCCGGTTCTCCAGAATGGGCTCGCGGAAGGCGATGACGAAGTCGATGTTGGACCTCTGCGGGGAAGATGGGAGCGCGGGGAAGATGGGGGGTTGGTTTGTGGTGGGTGTGTGGTGTGTTCCGGTGTGTTCCGAGAGTCGTGGTAGTCGTGGGGAGAGGCGATTCCCACTCACCAGTGCGGGCGGGATGTCCAGCGCGTACTGCAAAGTCAACAAGAACAGAATGTTCATGTGTCTCCCGTTGAAAAACAGTTGGCGGACCGTCTTGTTGTAGGACAGCTCCTTGCTGTACCTGCGGGGAAGAGAAGAAGAAGGTGCGAGAGTGACGGGAGGGGGGGAGCGGGGAAGAAGAGCGGGGAAGAAGAGATTGAGAGAGAGACCCAAGAAGCTCACATTACATCCTCCGCGAACACGAAGGCCGCGGGTCGGGGCTTGCCCGGTGGAGCCAGGCGCCTCTGATGCCTCAGCACTGCCTTGATGGCGTCCTCGTCGAAGTCCGGGTAGATGAACGTGGACGGGATATGGGGGGACCAGAAGCCGTTGTACGCCTCTGTGTTGGACATGCAGATCCCGCTCGGGATCGAGCGCTTGTGGAACAGAATGTCCGCGATGGCCGTGGTCTTCCCGGACCCCCGTCCGCCAATCGCGACGATGGTCGCGTCGTCGGGGATGACCGACGGATCGAATCGTTTGATTTTGACTTCATGCGGCGTTCCTCCTCTCCCGCCGCCCATCTCGATTCGTCGTCGCGCGCGGCCAGCTGTCTATCTTCGCGAAATTTTTAATCGATCCCACTCACTCACTCACTGCAGGCTGCCCTCTCCGCCTCCGACGGGCCCGGTGGACACGCGCCCGTCGAGATCGGTGACGACGTCGCGCTCGCTCGTGTCGCCAACGACCGCGGAGATGTAGAAGCGGGCCCAGTGGCGCTTGTCCCGCAGGGCGTTGTCGACGGCCTCCATCACGCGCGTGCGCGTGTCGACGTCGAAGGCGGTCGGGATGGAGAGCGAGCTGATCACCTCGTCGGGCCCGCTGAGGACGCCGGCCTTGACCAGGGCGTGGAGCTTCGCCCCGGTGCCGTCGAGGGTGGTGTGGAGAGACTCGAAGTGCGTGCGGAAGAGCGCGTCGACGAGTGCTTCGAAGGTGGGGTGGGTCGGGATGACGGGCACCCGCGCCACGGAGCTGCCCAGCGCCGAGCGAGGAGTGGCCGTGTAGAACAGCTCCGTGCGCCCGTTGCCGCCCGCGGCCGCGTCCTGGAGGAACCGGAAGGTCGAGATCGACGAGTGGAGCCCCTCCGTCACGTTCCCAATCGGCGTGGTCGCTCGGAACAGCGCTTCCTCGAGCCACCGCGTGTAGGCCGCGCTGGCCTCGTCGTGCCTGGCTCGGGGGGGCGGGGGGACGACGGGGTCGCCAGGCGCCGCCCTCCAGAATGTCGAGTTGTTGTACGGCGGGGGCGGGTCCATCGCGAGTGAGTAGCCGTCGAGTCAAGAAGAGGCGAGATATTCTTGGGGGTGGGTGAGCATAAGCACGCCTGCTATTCGACGAGGACTTTGATAGCGTGTTTGCTCGCCAGGGACCACGGCACGAAGCCGAGGCGCAGCCCCTGCTCGTGCGCGTGCCGCGTGGTGGGGCCGCGAACGGCCTCCGCGGCCGACTCCCCCCGCGCGGCGGCCTCCATGGCAGCCTTGTCCATCTTGCGGAGGAACGTGCGCATGCGCCGTTCGATGCCCTCGGGCGTCACCTTCCCCTTGAAGAGGGCCGCCCGCGTCGCGTCGTAGGGGGACAGCTCGTAGACCCCCGAGTGAGTCACGACGAGGTGCATCAGCGACGCGCCCTCCGCGACGTCGCCGGCGAGGATGCGCCAGTCCTGCTCGCTCGGCACCTCGAGGTAGCACTGGGACGCCCTGTCGCAGTGGTTGGGGTGCGTGTGGAACACGATTCCCCCGTGCGGCAGTGTGACCGTGTCGGCGGTCCCCCCCCCGTCGCCCGACTCGAGCACCTCCCACCTCCACCGCCCCCCGCCCCCGCGGTGCAGGCGGAGGCGGCCGGACCGCTCGTTCCCGTCCGTGACCCGGAGCATTGCCTTCATCTTCGCGACCACGTCCCTCCCCAGCGGGACCGAGATCGCCCGGGCCGCGGCACCGGTCCTATTGGCCCCTGGGCCCTCCACCAGCGCGACGCAGCGGGCGGCGTCGCAGTGGAGCCTGTAGGGAGGCATAGGGTTGGTTTCATTCACCATGACGACACAATATAACCACCGCCTCCTACCACTCCGGTCCCGGGGCCGTATTAAGCGCCCGGGCAGCAGAGGGGAGGGCGTCCAGGTCGATCTTCACCACCCTCTCCCCCTCCTGCTGCTGCTGCTGGTCGAGATCGCCGTCCCCGCCGCCTTCGCGGTCCTCGTGCATGCCCGCGTCGTCGCCGCCGCCCTGCGCGGCGAGGGAGGCGTCCCTGCGAGCGACCTCCGCGTCGAGCATGTGGTCGATATCCTCGTCGGCGAGCGCGGTCTGCGTCTCGCGGGCGACGGCCCCGGGCTCCTCGTCGCCCGAGTCCTCGCCCCCCTCCTCCCCGGAGCTGCCCCCGGCCTCCTCGGCCTCGCGCATCTCCCTCTCGTACTCGGCCCGCGCGTGCTCGAGGTCCGAGAGCAGCTCGGCGACGGCGTCTCCGGTGGCGGCGTCGAGCGCCTCGCGGCACCCGCGGGCGATGGCCCGGCGCAGGAGCGGGCGCATGCGGGGGCGCAGGAGCGTGGGCGCCCCGCTGTCGCCCGCGTCCCAGTTCTCCAGCACCTCTCCCGCGACGCCCCGGAGGATCGCGTAGACGAAATCGGCCGCGTCGATGTCGGGCGTCGGGACGCCGTCGTCCTTGGAGGCGCCGAGGGCCGCGAGCTGCGCCTGGACGCAGCGCCGCGCCATCGCGTCCAGGTGGCGCGCCCGCCAATCGTCCCGCACGATGGGGCCGACGAAGTACGCGCGGGTGTCCGCGCTCCACTTCGGCACGTCCTCGAGCACCTTCTCCACGACGCGGTTCTTCGCGCTCTCGGGCGCATCGGGCCCGCCCGCGCTGCCCTCGGCGACGTCGTACAGCGCCCCCACCCATGACTGCACGACGGGCTCCAGCGTGCGGGCCAGGAGGCCAAGGTAGTCGGCGAGGGAGTACGACGACGGCATGGCGGTTCTCGCGGGGGGGATGAGATAGGAGGACAAAATTTTCAAAGCACGACGACACGACGACACGGCGCGACGCACGCGGACGGCCTACAGGAACCCGATGGCCAGGTAGGCCGCCACGAAGCCGCCCATGCCGGCGCCGGCGATCGTGGCCATGTCCCCCCCCCCCGCCTTGCCCGCCCGGCGCTTTCGCGTCTGCGCGGCGACGGCGGAGGCGGCGATGCCCGCGGCGGCCGCGACAAGAAGCCGGTTCCGCGCGAGGAAGCCGCCGGAGGAGCCGCCGCCCGAGGGCGCGCGGGCGGCCTCGAACGTCTGCCCCGTCACCACAGGGAAGTCGGGCGTGGCGTTATCGAGAATCGCATCCTGGAAGATGTCTCCCGCCCCCGCCGGGTTCGCGAAGGCGTCGAAGCCGACGTCCGCAGCCGCGGGCGCGGGGGGGGCGTCGAAGGCGAAGTCCCCGCCGCCGCCGATGGGCCCTCCGGTTGCGTTGATCAGCGACGAAGTGAAGTCCATGCCTGCCTGCCTGCCTGCTGTTCCCTAGCCCCACAAAAAAGTCCCCCCCCCCCCCCCAACCCGCGCGTCTCTCGTGCCCTATAGGTTTCTCGTGCCCTATAGGGTTCTCGTGGCTCGGATGTTCGGGGTCGCGGGCGCCGCCCCCGCGATGTGTTCCTCGTGGATCGCGGCGGCGGCCTCGGGGATGGGCAGGGCGTCCTGGACCACGCCCTCGTGTGTCTCTGCGACCGCCCCCCGGCCCAGGAGGAGGACTTTCTCCCGCTCTTCGAGCGGATTCTTCCTCCGTAGGGGGTGCTCGGCCACGTGAGGGACCCGCTGGATCGCCCCGGCCGTCCGCCAGTGCGGCCCACGAGCCGCCCCGGTCAGGTACACGTTGTCGCTCGAGTCGCCCTGGAGAACCCGCAGGGCTTCGTTCAGCAGCTTGGCCGCCTCCCGCGCGAGGATTTGGGCCTCGACCATCCCTCCCATGCGCCCCTTGGCGTCCCGCACCCCAGCTTTCGGCCGGAAGATGCCATCCTCCAACCTCGGCAAGGGGGGGTAGTCGGCGTTGGTGCGGTCGTTCAGGTCTTCCCACGCGTCCACCATGGCCGGGGTTGGGACGGGGTCACTGGCTTCGTACATGTTGATCTTGTACGTCCCGGTAGGAGTCGCGAGCAGGCCCAGGTCCCGGATGAGGCGCGCCTGTCGGCGCACGTCGTTCTTGATCTCGAGGCTAGGGTCCCGGCTCGCCGACGAGTCCGCGAAGACGATGCGCAGCGTAGGGGAGATGTTTTTGGGATGATCCAGATCCAGGTTCGCGAGATCCCCCTCGGGCGGGACGAAAAGGGCGCGCACCAGGCCGATGACCGATGTGTCGAGCAATGGAGAGTTCGCCTCCTGGACTCTGACTCTGGGTGGGCCGTCGTCTCCGAGCGCGAGGCGGACCGCCACCGCGCTCGGAGGCGTCTCGCCATCACCGACGAATGTCGAGGGCGGCAACGCCCCCTTCTCAAACAGGTCGTCCAGGTCATCTACCCCCCACTGCTTGCCGGGCTGCTCGCCACCCATCCACCTCTCGAGCACCTCCGCGCCCGACACCAGCTTCCGCTTTGTGCGGAAGTCTTTCTCCACTTGTTTGAAAAAGTCCCCCCCGTATCCGAGCCCGCGGCACACCTTCTCGACGGCTCCGCGGTCGACGGGTCCGGTGGCGCGCTTGATCACCTCGAGGACCAGGCCCGCCTGAGACATCGTCGCGTACGCCATGTCCAGCAGGGTGACGCTGAATGTGAATGAGCGGACCTTCTCCGCCAGTTCCACACGGGCCATCGATGCCACCTGCGCCATCTCGTGGAGATAGTACGAGGCTCCCGGCAGGAGCCGCGTGATGGCGTGGCGTTCGATCCCGGCCGCTTCGGCCGCGCTGAAGAAGTCGTTCGCGTACTCGCTGACCCTCGCGGTGTAACGAGCGTCCCGGTTGGTCGGCACCAGTCCGGGGAACGGGAAGCTCTCCATTCGCGCGCCCTCTCCTAACCTGCACCCCACAAAAAACGCCCCCATTCGAGCCGTTTTTTGTGTATTCAAGCACATAAGCCCCCCCGTTAAGGTGGTATGACACTCCGAGGAGTCTCCCCACTCTCCCCGCTCGCCGCGTCAGGGCGACGCCTCGCCCGAGCCCCCGACTTGCTGCGTGTGCCTCGAGCGGCTGGACCAGGGCCCGCTCTCCGAGCTCCCGTGCCAGCACCGCCTGCACACGAGGTGCCTCTCGCGGTGGCTGTGCAGCAACCCGCGCGCGAGGCCCCCCCGGCGATGCCCCCTGTGCAACTCCAGCATCCTCGCCCGCCCGCAAGGGGGGGACAGCGACGGGGACGACGACGGCTACGGCGACGACGGCGGCGACGGCGACGACGACGGCGACACCGAGGACGGCGAGGACGACGACGACATCGACATCGAGACAGGTAAGTAACAGTGTAGTATCCCTGGCTGTCTCCCCTCTCTCTGCCCGCTCTCTGCCCGATATGCGCCCGCTATGCGCCCGCAGTGACCCGCATCGTGCTCGAGGGCGGGGGGGGGAGGATCCCCGAGACCCTGACTGCCCACCTGACCGTGGTCTTGCCAGCCCCGCCGGTCGCCCTGGTGGCCCTCGCGTTGATAGTCGCGGCCGGGCTTGCGGGCGCGGTCTGGGGCGGCCTCGTGGCGACGAACGGCCCGGAGCCGGCGCACCCGTCGTGCTGGGCTGCGTGGAGCTGGGCCTAGGGGTGGTACTAGCTACGCGGGCACGGGGAAGAGGTCCGCGCGCTTCCTCCACAGCACCGAGAACAGCGTCTCGAGCTCGCCGTCGGTGGAGATGTCAGTGGTGATGTCGCCCGTGGGCATCCGAAAGACGTACAGACCCTTCGGCGCGAGGAAGTCGCGCCTCATTCCGGGCGCGGGTGCGTTTTGCCCCTTGGTGTGCACCAAAACGTCCAGGGCTCGGGCGGCGACGGCAGTGCGGCGGTTGAGGAGGTGTCGCATTTCGAAAGCGGCGGCGTTTCTGGCGCGATCTTCGCGGGGGGCGCCGGGGTCCGTCGGCAGCGCGGGGATCTCCCTGAGCACGTTTTGCCACATGATCTTGGTTTCCCCGTAAACCCCTCCCCTCTTCCAGAGCCGACGGCCCAAGGCATCGGGTTTCTCTATGTGGATCTCCGGATCGAACGGCAGCTTTGCACGCCCCCAGAACTCGATCATGCCGCGGTCCGCCGCGCGTTCGATTTCCGCGTCGACATCTCTCGGGGGGGACCCGAACACGCCAACGAGGGCGCGGGGGGATACGACGACCTCCTCCCCGAGCGCGCCCTGCGGCGAGCGTGTGTCGTCAAGCAGCAGGAGGAGACGGCCGACGTCGCAGTCGACACTCCCCGTCAGTTTTTGGCGCCTTGCGTCACCTTCTGTCTTTACGCCGTACCTCACAGGCCACGACAGCCTATTATTGACACTGTCGTCGCAGACGATCACGTGCTCGTTTTGGGCCGCGTTTTGCGCGTTGGCGGCGCGGTCCTGCAGGGTCAGGGTCGCCCTTTCGCTCCGTTGGAAGCCGGTTAGAACGAGCGCTTCCGCCTGCCCCGCCCCCTTCCACAGGTGCTCGACGAATGTATTCAGGTCATCCACTGGCGAAGATGCCCTTTGCGCGGGATTGTCGATTTTCTCAATGCGGCCGATGCAGTTCTGCAGGATGGCGAACGCGGTGCGCTGTCGGACTTTTGGGTCAGGGTCCTCCGCGATGGCCCCGAGCGCGCGCCACTGGAGCCCCATCGTGGCGTACGCCAGGTCGTAGAAAGTGAGCGCCCGGATGAAACGGAGCACCTTGTCGCGGGTCATCGCTCGCATCGGGGATACGGTCACGGCCCCGACCTCCCCAGCATCGAACCGGAGCCGCAGGTCGGCGATCTCCCTCAGCTCGCTCGCGCTGAAGTACATCGACGCGTACCCGTCCACCCTCCCCTGCCAGGCGGGGGCGCGGAAGGGCGCGTGAGGGATGCCGAAGGCCGCCGGGAGCTGGGGGTGCTGCCCGTCCACCCGGCCGTTGTATTGCCGCGCCCCCCCCCCCCCCCCCCCCCCCCCCCCCCCCCCGCCCGCCTGCTGCCCCTGTCCGCCCCCGTGCGATGCTTCCATGGTGGTATGCTGGCTTGTTCAACATGGTCAAAGAAAATTACGGACCCGGGGACGGTCCCACACAGTGGCGGGCGCAGAAAACGCCCGCCAACCCGTTCGACTTTCGAAGTCGAAGTCGAAGTCGAAGAGTGTACACTACTTCTTCTTGGCCGGGGCGGCCTTCTTGGCCGGGGCCTTCTTGGCCGAGGCCTTCTTGGCCGGGGCCTTCCTGACGCCCTTGCTCGCCCGCTGCGACGCTGCGCGCTGGGCGGAGGGCGCAGAGGTGGCGCCCGCGCCGGCCGGGACGCTGACCCGCACAGGCACGGTGCGACCTGGGGGGCCGGTGACGGGCTCCGGGACGCTGTGGTCCAGGCAGACCTCCTCGGCGTCGGGGTACAGGACGCCGGACGCGTCGATGGGCTTCTCCCCCCGCATGATGATGTACTCGGGGTCCTGCACGGCGGCACCGGGCTTCGGCGGCAACTTGATGCGCCACGCCCTGTTTGTGGGGTTGTCGCACCGTCTCTCGCCAGTCAGGAACACAGCGGGCCCGACCGGGGCGCCCGCGCCGCTCCGCAGGATGCGGTAGATCTCGCGGTTGATGGTCACGCACTCCTTGAGGATGGTGTCGTGTTCGAATTGCGAAGCCGTGAACCGTCCGACCCTGATCTTTGTCAGCTCACCCATGTAATCGCTGAGCGATGCCCCCGCCACCCCCCACGGCGGCACCCGCTGCGCGCCCAACTGCGAGACAGCTACGTTCGGGATGAAAGCGCCGAGCTGCCCTGCTGCCAGAGCCCCCCCCCGGGCACGGGCGGGCCGAACCGCTTTACGCCACACCATTAGCCCCCCCATGCTCGTCATGATCGCCATTTGCTCCGCATCGATGTCGGCCTGCGCTTGGTCGATGCCGTACACACGCGCCAGGACCTTGCGGGACAGCGCCGCTGATCCCCTGATTCCGTTGGGTTGTCCGTAAGGCGCTTCGCTGTACGTGCCGTCACGGATCATGGTGAGCAGGTGGCTGAGGTAGGTGTCGCCGAAGCCGTATACCGGCTGAATCGTGCTCCCCGGTGGCTGCACCCCGGTGGCTGAATCCGTCTCGACCCGGAAATCGATCGGAACGCCGTAAGCATTCGGGTCTCCCATGGGCGCGGTCACGCCCGGGAAGTTCTTGATGAGCTCGTCGTTCATCAGAATCCTGGTTGCGTGCTTCGTCACTATGTTTTGGTTTGCTCCATTGCCGAGCTCCACGTCCCCGGAAGTCACCCGAGCGGCCCCCGCCGGCAGGTGGCCGTTGACGCAGTTGAAGATGCCGAGGAGGAGGCTGGCGCTCTTCTCGTTGCGATTGAGATCGCAGTAGCGGAGCGCGTTCTTCAGGTGCGCGAGGGACGTGTAGGCGAGGTCGAGTAGGAAGAAGGAGCCAATAAGTTTCCTAGCCATGTCCTTCGTGGGGGCCTGGACGAAGCTGTGCTGCAGCTGCGGGAGGTCCGACGGGAGCCACCGCAGGCCGAGCGGGGCCAGCTCGGCCTTCTGTGCGGTCGTCAGGGCGAGGTCGGCGTACTTCTCGAGGCGCGCCTGGAAGTCGGGGGCCCGATAGTTCGCCTCGGAGCTGGTGAACGGGAAGGTTCCACTGACGCCCTGTGTCGCGTAGTACTGCCGGGCTGCGCGGGACATGTGTCTCCTCTTTCGACTCATGTCGCAGAAAAAAAGTCTCCGCGGTCCCCGTCTACCCCGTCTACGCCTACCTCCCCCCACGGCCGCGGCCCCCGCGCGCGCCGCGGGTCCTGCGCTGTGCGGCCCCAGCGTTGCCCGGGGTGGCCGGTGCCGAGACCCTCACGGGCATCGTGCGGCCGGGCGGGCCGGTCTGGGCCTCCGCTACACGGGTATCGGCGCACACGAGCTCGGCGTTCGGGTAATACAGCCCGGCGTCGTCGATGGGGGCCGACTTCCCAGTGAGGAAGACGTGCTGCTGGACCTGGCCCTGGCCCTGGCCCTGGACGGGGATGCGCCAGGCCATGGTCGACCCGGGCGTGTTGCACTGGTCCTCTCCGGTGAGGAACTTGTGGTGCGACCCGCTCTGCGCATCGAGCGTCTTCAAGAGCGTATAGAGCTCCTTGTTGATGCCGACCACGACGTTCAGCAGCGTGTCGTGCTCAAACTGGGCCGCCGTGTACGCTCCCACTCGGATCGTCTTAAGCAAGTTGGTGACGCCGGAATTTTGCAAAGCCTGCTGTCCGTGTAAATAAGTCCCAACGAACGCCCCCCCGATATTAAACTGCGAGCCCATTTCCGACATGTCGGCCTTTGTGATCTTAGCCGCCATATCCAGTAGGTCCTGAGTGGAAAGCTCGGGCTGAAAGACGAGCATTCGACTCTTGAGACTGAACTCGTTGGAAGGGAATGTATCGTTCCCACCCGAGAGGAGAGTCAGGATGTCCGCCACGTGGAGATCCGTTGCGAGTACCCGGTTAGACTGGGTCCCGGGGTCCTCCCGGGTAGCGAAGGGGTATAGGAGCTGGTCGGCGCCGTCAACTTTCCCCTGGTCGTCGAGGGCCTTTTGGGTGTCCCCAATGGGCGCGGTGACGCCGGGGAAGCGGTCCATGACATCGACCCACTTCAGAACGTCACTGCCGTTG